ATTATATTTCAGCTAATAAGTGCTCTAAAGAATGCATCAATGGCAGGATTTGTAAAGATAGATGAATTAAACAAAATACTGGATAAAATAGATAAACATAAAGGGAAGCGATCCTAAAAAATTAAGGTTGGATTTTATCCAACCTTTTTTTATATTTATGACTATGTTAAAAAATCTAAAACAAGGCATATTTCCACTTATTATAGCGTTTTCTGCGCTATCTGTTAGTGCTTCTGCTGCTTTTTATTCCATAAGTGGATTAAGCAAACTATTTGCAGGGGCCTCATTTGAGGTAATAATCATGGCTAGTTCTTTAGAAATATCTAAACTAGTAATTGCCTCTTTATTATATCAATATTGGGATACCATAAATAAAATATTACGTACCTATCTAATGGTAGCTACAGTAATATTAATTCTCATTACCTCTATGGGTATTTATGGTTTTTTATCTGCTGCATATCAAGAAACAGCTAATAAGGCAGGCAATATAGATGCTCAAGTATCTTTGGTAGAAGTTAAGCGAGATAACATTAAAGAACAACTAACCGTATACACACTCGAAAAAGAAAATATCACTAAAGCCATTTCCGATCTACGGGCAGGACTAGCCAATAATGTTATACAGTATAAAGACAAGGATGGTAACTTAATTACCTCCACCTCTTCGGCTACACGTAATGCCTTAGAAAAACAGTTAGATCAAGCAATAGGTAGACAAACGGACGTTAATCTTAAAGTTGATGAATTAAATACCCAACTTTTTGAATATGAAACTGAAATTGTAGAAATACAAACTGGAAGTAATTTAGCTGGAGAGTTAGGACCATTAAAATTCCTTTCTGGTCTTACAGGCATAGCAATGGATAAAATAATAAATGTACTGCTTTTAGTTATTATATTTGTGTTTGACCCATTAGCAATTTCTCTAGTAATAGCAGCTAACTTTGCATTTGCTCAAATAAATCCTATAAAAGAACCAGAAGTGGAGGAACAGCCACAAGAAGAACAACAATACGATCCATTGGATTTAAATCGAGATGGAATTGTAGATGAAAATGAAATTGCGATAGCTAAACAACAAATAGAAAAACTTGAAACCCGATTACAAAATCCTCTATCAGGTTGGAGATTAAAAAAATTAATAAATCAAATTAGTTCCTTAAAAACTAAAATTGGAGAAGAAGACGAAACAAAAACATACTAGCTTGGATTTTTAAAATAAGGTTCGTACATTTACATCAAATAAAAGTTATGATTTACTCTCCGACATTTCCAAAACCGTACATTCAAGAAAAGCTATCTAAGCTTCGCAAGCTAAAATACAACCAATTTAGATGGTGGAGAATGTACGATAATCCTGTTTTACCCCTGCCAAATAAGGCACCATTAATTGATAAAATCTTAAATGGTGATTATGATTATCCCCACTACAAACTTCAGGCTGAACTAGTAGAGCATGAGCTAAACGAGCTGGCTCAAAGATGTGGTGGTAACAATGAAAAATTTGGAGAAAAAAGTGCACTATTACGTGCTAAAAGAAAAAGATTACTTGATGACTTTGAAAAAGAAGAAAACGATAAACTAAGCAGAATATACAAGGAATTTGAAAAAAACTTTACTGCAACCAAAGAACAAATTGAGGAAGAAATGCTAAGATTTGTTGGTAATTTAGGAGAATTTTATTATTATATGGGAGTTAGATATTCAAAAGTACCAAACCCAAACAGACGCGGACGTAAAAAGAAAAATATATGATTAAAGTTTCACATGAAGTACCTAGATGCTTACTAAAAGCATCCCTTGAATTTAACGATTATCAATATTGCTTACCTCATTTATTAGATCAAGATGGAGTCTATAAAAAGCACTTCTATGATTTTAAAAAATCAGGTGGGTATATTATAATGGATAATTCATTACATGAACTAGGAGAGGCATATGACCACGAACGTTTAATGTTTTGGGTAAATGAACTTGAACCTGATGAATTTATTGTACCTGATGTTTGGATGGATGCTGATTCTACTATTCAAAACGCTAAAGAATGGATTAAAATTAAATATCCTTCAAATACTACTCCAGTAGCTGTAGTACAAAGCAAAAGCTTTAAAGAAGCAGAACAATGTTATCTTGCGTTAAAAAACATGGGATACAAGAAAATCGCTATGTCATATGGGGCAGATTGGTACGCTGAAAAATTCCCGGGATTTAAAGTGGATAAAGCAAAAATGATGGGAAGGATTGCAGCTGTAAAACAAATGTTCTATAATGGTACTATTAAGAAAAACGATAGAGTACACCTTCTAGGATGTTCTTTACCACAAGAATTTGGATGGTACGAAAATTGTTCGTACATTGAATCAATTGATACTTCAAACCCAGTAATGGCAGCTTTAGAAGGTATCAAATATTCAGATACCGGTTTAGATTTTAAACCTAAAGCAAACATGAACGATTATTTTAATATCGATCATACAAAAGTAAATTTAAATTTAGTATTATATAACGTAAAAACATTTAAAAAAATTAACGAGTTATGATTTCACTATTTGATTATTTAGGAAAAGCCGCAGGTATAGAACTTGGGGGAAAAGTTCACCAATATGCTCTCATTCGTGGAGTAACTAGTGGGTTTAGAAAAATAGAAAACCCATCATATAAAGGAACAGTTGCATTATATACTAAAGAATTTCTAGACGAGTTTTTTGCAGTACAAAAACTATTTAGCTAATATGGGATTATATTTAAAAGGTGCTTTAGATAAAGGAGCAAAATACGCATCACCACTAAATGATGGTATGGTTTCAAGTCAACAAGACTTAAGAGATATATTAGCTAAAATCTGGAACAATCAAGATAACTTGACAAAAGAGGATATTCAAACTCTAGAGTATTTATCTAAAAAGTAACGTTTGCCTATACGTTTAAAATACCTGGCAAAATTAAAAACTATACAAACAAATGAAAAGCGTAGTAGTATCACTAAGCGGAGGAATGGATTCCTCAACCCTATTATTAAGAGCATTATCTGAATACAGTAATGTGATCGCAGTATCTTTTGACTATGGTCAAAAACACAGAGTAGAGCTCGATCGAGCTAAGTCATTAGTTGATTATATTAACTCCAATAGAGATGAAGTTAAATATAAATCAGAGACTAGTGAGGTTATCTTACATAAGTATAACCCTGTAAAATATCAGGTTATCAAGCTTGATGGTTTAACCCCACTACTTAACTCTGCTCTTGTAACTGGTGGAGCTGAAGTACCTGAAGGTCACTATGAGCAAGACAACATGAAAGCTACAGTTGTTCCTAACCGTAACAAAATCTTTAGTTCAATTGTGCAAGCAATTGCTTTGTCTACGGCTAACCAAACAGAATCTACTTGCGACATTGCACTAGGTATTCATGCAGGAGACCATGCAATTTATCCAGACTGTAGGCAAGAATGGAGAGATGCAGATGATCAAGCATTTAGAATTGGAAATTGGGATGTTGGAAGAGTTGGGCACTTTACACCTTATCTGCACACTGACAAATTTGGAATTTTACAAGATGGAGAGGTATTGTGTAAAGAATTAGATTTGGATTTTAACGAAGTATATTCAAGAACAAATACTTCATACAAACCAATTCAACATCTAGTAGAAAAGGAAATTAGTGTATTAGCTAACCTTATAGAAATACAACAAATTCCAGTGTGGTTTAGTGATTATAAGAGTGCAAGTAGCGTGGAGAGGATAGAAGCATTTATTAAATTAGGTAAACCAGATCCAGTGGCTTATGCAGACGAAACAGGACCTGTGAGTTGGGAAGTAGCTAGAGCCCACGTAGAGCAAGTATTAGCTCAACACCAAGCTTAAGCTATTGATGATTATCCTATGGTGTAACGGTAGCACAAGAGATTTTGGTTCTCTTGGTCGAGGTTCGAATCCTTGTAGGATAACATACGGACCCTTAGCTCAGTTGGTTAGTAGCAACGGTCTCATAAACCGTAGGTCGCTGGTTCGAGCCCAGCAGGGTCCACAGAGATAGTACCTTTCTTAAATAAATTTATAAACTAAAAAAGAAAGGAAAATTATGGAAGTAGTATATTTTGTTTTAGGAGTGGTCACAGTTCTATTGATTTTAGGAGTTGTGGTTATTGTTAAAGTAGGTACTCAAGTAAAAGGGTTGAAAGAAACAGTTCAACACTTAGACAGAGGTTTAAACGATGTAATAAATGATGCACATCGTAGAATTGATGATGAAGTAAGAGAATTACATACTAAAATAGATTATAATGAAAGGGAAATCTTTTCCCAATTAGATTCTCGGTTAGATAAATTGGAAAGTAAAATTAAACAACAATTACCAAAAGGGTAATTAAAAAATTGAAAGGTATTATCTCTATACTGTAGAGTGTTGAAATTGGCAGACAAGCCCTCCTGTCTCGGGGGTGG